ATATCAGTCCAATCATGGATAGTGTTTGTCATAAATATTACAAATCTCTTTTTACCACAGTTTTGAATTCAGTAAAGGTAGGAGCATCTTGTGGGTTTTCAATATCAAACAAACGTTTAACCATTTTAAAAATTTCTAGGTTTTCTTCTTGCGAACGTTCAGGCATAACTACTTCCCATCCTTTACCAGTCATTTTTTCTTTATTAAGTCTACGTTTAGAGGATTTTAACCACAAGATACCATAATTGTCAATTTCTTTTCCATAACACTCTTTATAACATTGTCCGTAAACACATGTTTGTAATTCATAAGTGTTGTGCATCATGTTAGAAGTTTTAACATCTAACAACCAAAGTTTACCATCAATTTCACAAATTAAATCACAGGTACCTGCTACTTTTAATTCATCCGAAAATAAATGAACTTCGGTTTCAATAAGTTTTGGTTTATATGTTTCCCAAAATTCAACAAAACGTAAAAACATTTGCCAAATGTCTACATCATATTTTGGGTTATCGTATTTGTCTAAAAAACTTAATTCTTCTCCATTTAAATATTTTTCAACCATTTTGTGGACTTTAGTTCCATCTTCGGCTGCTTTTTTAACAATATAATCTGCTGAACGACCCATGTTTTTAAGCCATTCTTCAAATTGTTTTCCTTTAGGATAATAACCTAAAACATAGGTTACTGAGGGATAATACTGGCCATTTCGTCTATAATATCTAGCGTCAGGGAGTGTTACTTGTTTGTGGTCGTCCGAAATTTCTAAAATTCGGTTGTAGGTGTGTTTGATTTTTGTCATAAAAATAATTTTTTCTCAAGTAAACCTGAGAATGTTAGGGGATAAGTTTCTGTAATTAGGTTAATAAAATTTTCAAAACCCATTTCACTTGGGTCTTTATCTTTCATATCTACTAAATACACTTCCTTACCTTCATTCATTAGTTGTTCGCAAAATGATAAAGCTTGTTTTTGAGCATCTTTATCAAGTGCTATATATATTTTATCAACAGAAGACATTACTATCTTCTTCATTAGTTTTGATTGTATATTTTTGCCTAATAACGGAATAACATTCCTTTTAATGGCTATTGCGTCAAATGGTCCTTCGCATAATATAAACGGTATATCCCAGTTTATAAACAACTCAAATGGTATGATGTCGCGAGATACTGATGGGTTTTTATATTTTATTTTAACATCTTTTTCAAACGAACGACCTGTAAAATAATTTAATCTACCTTCACCATCATATGATGGAATAATAACCATGTTTTTGTATGGTCCTGATTCGCAATAACCAATATTGTATTTTAAAATGTCTTCCTCTGTAATATTTCTAGATTTCAGATATGCTAAAGCATGTCTTCCTATAATGTTGGTTGAAGAAATATTTTTAAATGTTTTAAATTCTTTAGGTAAATTTATAACCTCAGATATAACTACTTCTTTTTCTGCTGTTTCGGTTTTAACAAGTGATCTTAGTTCCTCCATTGCTTTAGGGGAGGCACTAACTTGTTTAAATATTTGAGATAATCTTTTACCTCTTTTATCACAAACCCAACAATGCCAGGGATTTTCTCCTTTTTTATTTTCAGTAAAATTAATTTCTAATTTAGGTTTATGGTGGTTACAAAACGGACAATGATAAGCGTAATTACCTCTTGCTGTTTGTTTTCCGGTTCCTAAAACCGAATTTGCTAATGCTATCAAAGGTTGATTCAGCATAACCACAATATAAAAAAGAAAGCTTGTATGACCAAACTTAATTAAAGTCTTTAGTGAAGAACTTACCTAAAATATTATCGTTAAAATATTCTAAAGGATTTTCTAATACACCATATTGAAATAATAACTTACATTCATAGTAAGTTAAAAGTTTTTTATTAGGAACCAATTGTAGTATCTCACGAGTAAATTCCTCTTGTTTACCATCCTTAATGAGTTCTAAAATTGGTTTAGCAGAGCCATAATAGGTTTTCCAGTCCGATTCTTTTACTACCACCTTTGTGGTTGACTTCCTGCCTGGGCCTGTTTGTTCTGCTAGTTCCTTTTTTGTTAATTTTTTCTTTACATTGTGATATAATACCTTTTTACCAATGTAAGATTTACCACTTGGTTTATGAGTTACTATGTAAATAAAACCAAAGGTGTCTTGAGGAAAATCCTCAATATTTTCTATAACTTTTTCGTTGTATAACCACATATTAAAAATCTATATTTACTAAAATTGTTGTGTCTGTTACTGGGGATAGAGGTAAGGGTTGAGATAGTTTTCCTACTGCTAATAAATTTTGTGCTTCATCATAAAGTCCTACTGTTGTTACATAAGGGGTAAAATAAGAACCTGTTGCAAAACTATAAGGAATATCATCTGTTGAACCCGAAAGTATTGTTGGATTTAAACTAAAATTGAATTCATTTTGTCTTGAGGTACACTTGTATTGTGTTTCAAATAAAGTTAAAGAAGAAGAAAATGAACAAGTTACATTAGAAGAAGTAACAAAATTTAAAACAGAAACAGGATTAACATCACCATAAGTGGCTGAGCCATAAGTTCCTGTTCCGTATAAAGATCCTGTAGTATAAGTAGTTCCTGTTAATACTGCTATTCCGTGAGGATAAAATATGTTACCACAAATTTCTCCTGAAGCAGAAAATATTAGATTACCCTGTCCATCATCATAAATTGAACCACTATCTGCTGTCCAAATAAAAGAATTTGGTTGAATATAGTTACCAAATAACCTTACAGGTATGGATAAAACTCCTATTATATCTGATTGTAAAACAGGGAAATAATGTTCAAAAGTTAAAGTTGTTTGGGGATAGTTCCAATATCTACCTGCTGAAGATGCTGGTCCTACAAAAACATCTCCTGAAGGATCTGAACCAGGTATTAAACTAGCTGTTGCTGCAGGGGAGCCAAAACTTGAGGTACTATTTGAATAATTTGAATAATATAATTCCTCAATAGAATTATAAACTAATCTTTGATATTGAGTAGTTATAAATCCTGTAGTTGGATCTGAAAGGGGATTGAATAAGGAACCTGTTATGTTACTTCCTACAAATCTATCAATTCCAACATCAGAACCAGTTAAGGCATTTCCCTTAAAAGTAAATGATTTATTTACTTCAAACGGAGTAATGATTATATCCGATGCTAAAAATTGTTTGTAAGCACCCATTCATTAGAAATCTAACTTAACTCTTACTAAAGCTTCTTTTGTGAAGTTTTTAGATAAAGGTCTCGATAATTTAGCTACAGCCAATAGTTCATTTGAATCATTATATAAACCAATTGTGGTAATATATGTTTGAGGATTATTAATGAAATTAGAATACAATACCTCACCTGTTGAACCTGAAATAAAGCTTGGGTTTTCGGAATAATTAAATTCTGAGCTTCTTGGTCTTACAAATACAAAATCAGAGGTAATTGTTTCTTGAGAATTTAATTGAAAATATTTTGATCCTGAAATAGCTGCAAATAATGAAGTATTTGGTGAAACGTTAGGAGCAGAAGTTGCTACTGCTGATCCACTGTATTGGAAACCAATACCTCCACTAGCTGTAGGTTGAGCTAATGCTAAAGGATTTAAAATAATAGCTCCAATATCTGGTAATAACCAACCATAAGAACCGGATGTAGTTGAGTAACCACTTGAATTTAAACTTGTATTAATAGTTCCTGCAGATCCTGATACTAATTGGAATACTCTGCCAGCTGCACCAAATTGAACCGCTAATCCATTTCCTGTGGCATACAAACTACTATTATCAGTTAATGAAATAGAACCTGAACTTCCTGAGATTCTTAATGTTAAAGATCCTAAGAAAATAGATTCTTTATAACAAGCTCTTTCAATTGGTAAAGCAAAAAATTCGGATGCTGTAATGTTACCAAATACAAAATTTGTGTTTTCATCACCAATTACTAAATCTTGCCATTGACCATAAATTGTACCAGAAGGTGATTTACCATTTACTAAATTGTTATAATTGGCACTACCACTTCCGTTTGCATTACCATAAGCAATTGCAAATTGAATTGAGGAGGTAGTTGGTGTATCAAATACATTTATATAGTAGTTCCCTGAACTACCATTAACTTGGGTTGAGGATGTATAAAAAGCATTTAATGCCGGGCTTCCAGTTGTCCAACAAATGGAAGAAATAGCATCAGAGCTTACTACAAAATCATCGGGTTGTAATCTTACAAAAGACATGTTTTATATATTTTTATTAAGCTTTAGTTACAGTTACAGGAATAGTTAAACGAGCACCACTATCTCTACCAGTAATTTGTAGAGTAGCTTGTAGGAAATTATTTGTACCAAATAATGTATTTACAGTAGTGGCTGTTAAATTAATTACAGTACCAACTACAGTTTTAGATACTGAGGTACCTAAAGTAGTAGTTTGGTTTGCTAAATTTAAAGCAGTTACTGTTGGATCAGTAATACCTACACCTTCAAAAGTTTTCATCAATCTAACATCAGAAATTGTTGCTGTGTATCCTGAAGTTTCAAATGTGTTACTTCCTAAATAATTTAATGTTTGAGGACGAATTGCTAATGAAGCACCTTGTTTTAAACTAATAGAAGAATATCCTATATCTAAAATAGGCATTCTAGCTGTACCACGAGGTAAAGTAACTAATTTATATTTCATTACTTGGGTAGCTTGAGGAAATGCCTCTAATAAAGGCATATTTTCAATTGCTTGTCCATAATAAGCAGAACCTGAAGGGTGATTTGGATTGTAAAGTGTATAATCAATTTCATCATCTGCTAAAGAAAATTGTGTTATTCTAAATTGACCATTTTGTTGGGCTAATAACTGACGTCCTACGTCTGTTAAAATAGCATCTACTGTTACTACGGTATTATTTAAATATCCCATTTTTGTATTTTGTTATAAATATATTAGTTTTTAAGTTTTATTGAATTACTCCCGCTTTTCTAGCAAGATCATATGGATTGTATTTAGGATCAAAGTTAAATGGTACCAAGAATCCTGGGTCTAAATATGGGGGTTTGTTTTTGATTAAAACAAAAGATTCATTTGGTGATCTTCTCATAAGTCTAAAATTTTGGTCCATCCCAGTTATACTGAGAGGTAAAGGATTTTTTATTGCTACATTATTTGTAAAAGAATAAGTATCTAATACAGGACTAATTCTTATACTAGAAAATGTTGTACTTGATGATCCAGTAGTAATATCTGCTATTTGATATAATCCTCCCCCAGTAAAAGTTCCATCTAAAGAAGAAGTATTAATTGAACTATAAGAACCTGTTGTACCAAACCTTATCATATCTCCATATTGTAAAGGAAGCATTGTGTCCTCATAATTAATAATATTGGGATATCCACTAACTATTTGATCAGTATTTTTATTTCTAAATTGAACGGCATTTGTTGGTAAATTATCAAATTCAAATTCAAAATAATTAATATAACCAAAAGATGAAGATCTGTTTGAAAAAATACTAATCCAACTATTTTGTATCAAAGAAGATGATAAAGATCCACTGTCATTTAGTATACTTTTACTGCCTGAGGTAAAAACGGTATATATGGAAGCTGTTTGATTTGAATCTGTTATACCATTGAATACGGGAGAATCAAAGGCAATTTCTCTACTACACGATATAACAGCTATAGTTTCATATAAAGCACCTCCATCAACTATTGTTACAGGAATATTTGTTGATTGTTTTCCGGCAGAATAAATAGCAGGATAAATATAGGCTGTTTGTCCTCCAACAAAAGTTGTTTCTGTAATAAATAAGTTTTTATTTTCTGCAGTTAAAGGAATAGCATTAGCATCAGTATCTATTAAATAAATACCATGAACATTACCTCCACCAGGATATTGAGGATCAGATCCTCCAATCCAATCATAATATATAAAGTATCTTGCAAAATTATCTATTGGATAACCTACTGGAAAGCTTGATGAAGCAAAAGAAGCAGTATAATTATATTGTCCTGTATAGTTAGAACCATAATATCTAGCATTTGCAAATCCTGTTTCAGGAGAATAGTTTGAATCAGGAACTGTTGCTTTTGTTGCACTTCCACTTAAAATTACTTGTTGGTTTACAGCCAATATTTGACTTTCATTAAAGTCAACATCCATATATTTTGAACTTGGTCTATTGATTTGAGCATCATTTGCTACTACTAGACAATCTGGTTCTATGTAAGATTCATATATTGTAAAATTAGTTACTGAGGGAATACCAAAAATTGTATTAGTAGCTAAATACAAAGGAAAATTAAAATTTGATGATCTTACTTGACCAGATAAGGGAACATTATTTTTTCCTAATGTATTACTTAATTCGATTTTATCAACAGTAACTGAAGCTCCAGGTGCTAAATTGTCTATATAATATATTGTATAATCATTTCCTCTTTCATCAAAATAATTTATATTTACTCCTCCATTTCCTGTAGCACTAGCATCATTACTTACTGTGAAAGATAAATAATAAGTTTTGTCAACATCTAAATCATATGATGAAAATTTGGTTTGGGGAACAAAAGGTCCACTA